GGTACAGGTCCGCATCATCGGCCACCGGGGACAGTTCCGCATCCTCGGCCACCGGGGACAGGTCCGTATCCTCGGCCACCGGGGATTCAAGCGCTGCTGTGGTGACTGGAGTGTGCGGCAAGGCCATGGCAGGAAAATACGGGTGTGTCGCCTTAGGATGGTGGAACGATGAAGAAAAGCGGTCAGAAATGCGCTGCGCGGAAACCGGCTGCGGAGATGGAAGCGACGGCAAATTGAAGGCCGAGACATGGTATCAGCTTAACGACAATGGCGAATTCGAGGAAGTACCAAAAAGCTAGCCCGCCACATAACACCGCATCTCTGCGCCTGCACAGGTGCCGCCAGGGCGGGAAAGCTGGCGGGTCTCCTACGGGTAGAGGTGTTGACGGCTGGCACTCCGCGACAAGGCGCAGACAGCCGCTAAATCAATCCATTTGTCGCCAAGGTTTTATTAGGTTCCTTGGCACCCCCTCCCCGTCTCCTATTGCAACGGCGGGGAGGGGGATTAATAGGAGGGAAGACAATGAGTGACGAAGATTATTTCATCGAACAACGATACTGGAGCAGAGGCGCAGAGGATGCCGAATATCCATGCCCGGACCATGAATGTAACGGAATTGTAACGCTGCACGGCGGCTATTGGCAGTGTGACGAATGTTCTTTTCGCTCGAAGCACATCAAATAAATCTGGTGCGAAGAGTCACAACAGGGGGAGACATGAGCAAACATAACAAGAGGCTCCGCTATTGGGTACAGGACACCAACGAGTCCGGCCATTGGGAATTGACCGGCCTGATGACCGCCGCCAATGTCGGAAAACTGCTGCCGTATTTTGAGGAACATCACGGCCAAGTGGAAATTATCGAGGACGAAAATGAACTTTGACCCGAACGAAATCTATCAGAGGTTGATATCTGCCGGGGAAGCGTGGGCCAATTCGGAAAGTTTCGCCGGGCAACTGGAAGAACTGAAAAAGCCGCTTTTGGCGCAACTCAAGCTGTCCAGCCCGGAGAAAACCGACGCAGCCAAGGAGACATGGGCGCTGGCTCAAGAGGAATACCGGAACCACATAGAGGGCATGGTGGCCGCTCGCAAGGATGCCAACATTAAGAAAGTCCGGTACAAAGCAGCGGAAGCGTGGGTTGACGCAAAACGGACGGAGCAGGCGACACGGAGGGTAGAGTCCCGGCTTTCGGGGGTGCAGACATGAACCCCAAACGCCAGCCCTACCGCAACAAGAAAATCCGCGAGTCTGCCAAGGGTAAGCCCTGCCAGATTCAAGGCCCGAACTGCAACGGCAACCCGGAAACCGTGGTTTGGTGTCACTCCAACCTGTACGAGGACGGAAAAGGGGGCAGCCAGAAAGCGGATGACATTTTCGGGGCTTATGGGTGCTTCGCGTGTCATGCCGATTACGACGCGCACCGGATAAGCCAAGAGGACTTCCACCGCGCCATGAAGAGAAGTTGGCGCATCATGATGGATACGGGGGTGATCAAATGAAATACAAACTTGAAATTTTAAAAGAGATTGATTCCGTATACTGGCGAGGTGAAGACAATGAACATTAGGCTGAGAGGAAGATCTAGAACTAACGGAAAAGACTTGTTTTACCACAATGCGATTTCTGAACTGTATCACCATGTCAACAACGGCTCTCTTATGGGATTCGCCGGATATGACAAGATTACGGAAAAACCAATATTGCTTGACATTGAGATGTTTACCGGCTTTCACGACAAAAAAGGCCGCGAACTGTGGGAGCACGACACAATTAGGTTCCGGGGCGAAATTTATACAGTCGTTTGGGACGACGAGAAGGGATGTTGGTCTATTGAAGATGACAACTCTATAACCCCAATGGCTCCGGTTATAAACGACATTGAAAATCTGGAGGATGTATGAGTTGCAAAATGTGTGGGAGTGACGACGTGTTGACAGAAAGAAGGCCGCATGGGATGAATACCTGCGGAGCCTGCGGATATAAATGGGAGAATTATTCGAGAAACAAAATTGTTGTAGATTGTCACGAAGAACGTCGCAACAAAAAATGCCTTTGTTGCGTTTGCGGCAGAATAGAAAAATGCACTCCTCTTTTTGACTTCTACACAACGGAGGACCATGGAGAAAAGCTCGTCTGTGAAAAATGTTTTTACGAATATTTAAGACAAAGACTTAACAACCAAAAGGGGCAGGATGACTTATGACCGGCACCCAACTCCGCTATCTTTCTGTGTGCAGCGGGATAGAGGCCGCAACCGTCGCATGGCACCCGCTAGGATGGGAACCTGTGGCTTTTTCCGAAATAGAACCGTTCCCATGCGCCGTACTCAACCACCATTATCCCCACGTTCCGAACCTGGGCGATATGACCAAGTTCCAGGAGTGGCCCGATGCAAATGTCAATGTTCTCGTCGGAGGAACGCCTTGTCAGTCCTTCTCGGTCGCAGGACTTCGCAAGGGGCTTGCTGACCCACGAGGGAACCTCATGCTTACATTTGGTGCGATTGCTTCACGATATCGCCCCACCTGGCTGGTATGGGAGAACGTCTTTGGCGTCCTGTCATCTAACGGAGGACGGGATTTTGGAACCTTCCTCGGGATGTTGGCAGAACTCGGGTATGGGTTCGCCTACCGGGTTCTTGACGCTCAATACTTCGGAGTGGCCCAAAGACGCCGCCGTGTGTTCGTTGTCGGACATCTTGGAGACTGGCGACGTGCCGCAGCGGTACTTTTTGAGCGCGAAAGCCTGTCGGGGAATCCTGCGCCGAGCCGAAAAGCGAGGGAAGGCGTTGCCGGGACTCTTAAAGGCGGCACTGGAACGCGTGGCTACCCTGACCCCTCTGATGGAAACGGAGGAGGGTTGATTGCCGTAATGCACGAGACAGGTCAAGGGTTTTGGGTGCCCGGTGAAGTTTCTGGGACATTGCGAGCCGAAGGAGAAAACCGGCCAAGCAGACCTTCAAACGTCGTCTGCATGGCAACCGGCCAAGCCTCGGCAGAGATAGGGATAGGGATAGGGACAACGCTCAACTGCAACCACGAAGCGCCGATAGTGACAACGCAATACGGCTCCGTAGCGGGAAGTCTCACTGCCAGACACGACTCCAGCCCGTGCGCAGATCGAGGACAGAACATCGCGGCGGTCAGTGATGGGTTGGCCGTTCGCCGCCTGACCCCCGTCGAGTGCGAAAGATTGCAGGGATTCCCCGATACCTACACGCTCGTTCCGTACAACACGAAACCCGCCGCAGACAGTCCGCGTTACAAGGCGCTCGGCAACAGCATGGCTGTACCGGTGATGCAGTGGATCGGGCAGCGCATCCAACAAGTGGAGGATCTATGACCGGCACCCAACTCCGCGATCTCGGCCTCGCTCGGATCGAGCAGGCCCACCACGATTTTTTGACCGCCGCCCGCAAGGTGCTGGACGCCCTGATCAAGCTTCAGGGCCGCGCCACCATTGACGAGGTGCGGGATATTCTGGCCACGGCGAATATCTACCCGGAAAGTAATCACGCCTGGGGAGCCGTACCCGCGCCGAAAAAATACGTCTGCGTCGGCCAGCGGAAAAGCAGCCGCCCGTCCAACCGCGCCCGCATCGTGCGGATATGGGCGCACTCCGTGCCGACGCTGGACTTTGCGCCGCCGCACAAGGATGGAAAAGAATCGTATTATTTCCGGCCCGGCGTGCGTGTTGGAAATTATCGGGTGCAATATTAACCAAGGAGAAAACAATGAAAGAGGAATCGCCTGTCTACAAAGTCCAATTACTTCACCACGCCCCCCTCTCCCTGGCCGTCACCGCCATCCGCCGCTGCTATTTGAGCGAAGGGAAAAGCGACTCGATCCACCACTCGGAGGCGTATTACGAACTTGGTCGCAAAGACCGCGCCCTGATTGAGCGGGTTCTTCGGGACAACCACTTGTCCACCCTCGAACACCTGACGTACACCTTCGACCTGACATTTTCGCGGGCGGTCCTTCAGGAGTGGAGCCGTCACAGGATCGCGTCGGAGAGCGTCCAATCAACCCGCTACACGCTTGGCGTCATCAAGGATAAGGCCGAATGCGAACCCGACGCTCTTTGCGGAGAACCGGGCTGCACTTCCATGCCGTTTCTGAAAAGCGTATTGCCCGAAATCGACACCGCGAATTGCCAGCAGTTATGCAAACTGCAAGACCTGTTGCAGCAGGGCCACCCCAACGACAAAGTGAAATACGGCATACCGGAGGCGTTTTTGACCTCTCTGATCTGGACCATCAACGCCCGCAGCCTGCGTAATTTCCTTTCCCTGCGGTCCTCGAATCGGGCGCTTTGGGAGATGCAGGAATTGGCCGGGAAGGTATTTGCGGCGCTGCCAGAGGACCACCAATTCATTTTTGCCGACTGCATGGAGGACGCATGACAGACCAGGACTACAAACGCCTGGCCGAAGAAAACGCCGCGCTCAAGCGAGAAATTGAGAAGATGCGCGAGATTTTAAACCAACTTCGCACCTGGATGGAAAGGATCGAGGACGATGGGAGATGACGCGCAACACATGGCAAGGAGGCTGTAAATGGCAGATCGCCCTTGGAAACGCTTTGAAAGAAAGGTTGCGGCCTACTTTGGCGGCACCCGCTGCCCGGTTTTGGGTGACGATACCCGCGGGGACGTGACGCATGAAACATTGTTCATTGAGTGCAAGAAAAGGAAAAAGCATAGCATTGTTACGCTATGGGATACGGTAAAAGCGCGGGCCGACAGGGAAGGCAAGACGCCGGTTGTCTGCCTGAGCGAAAACGGGCGGCCTGGATTTTGGATTCTTGTGAAAGACGACGACCTCAGCAAACTTTAGAATCAACCTTAACTTTTGGAGTAAAAAATGAACAAAGTCATCTTGTTGGGCAGAATCGGAAAAGACCTGGAATTGCGGCACACCAACAGCGGCACCGCCGTCGCCTCGACCAGCATGGCGACCAGCAAGAAGATCAAAGGGGAGCAGATCACCCAATGGCACCGCTTGATTTTCTGGGGGCCGCAGGCGGAAACCGTGACGCAGCACGTCAAAAAAGGCGATCAGCTGGCCATCGAGGGGGAGATCGAATACCGCAGCTATCAGGACAAGGACGGCAACAATCGCGACATCACCGAAATTCGCGTTACAGGCTTTGATTTTATCGGCGGCAAGGGTGAGGCAGGGGGCAGCAGGGAAAATGCAGCACAGGGCCAGCAGCGCAGCGACAGGGGTAATTCTGCACCGCAGACCGAAGCGCCGTTCAATCCTGACGATGACATTCCTTTCTGATGCAATCCTAATGGAGGGCTTTCGATGAACAAGATGCGCCAAGTCTCCAAAGAGTTCGATGAGCCGTTTGTGGACGTGGTGCGCGGGTTTGCCGAGATGGGCTACTCCCGACGCGCCACGGCTCAAATCCTCAATATCAACCTGCCCTACTTCCGCCGACTCTGTGACCGCTTCGGACTGCACCAGCATTTCAAACAGCAGCGGGACATGCGCGACGAGTGCAAGGGCCATGGCAATGGCTGGCCGAAGGGTAAGCCTCAAGCCCGACGCGCCCGCTACACGGACGCCGAAATCCTGGCTGAAGTCAGTAAATACCCGGTGAGCACCCTGTTCCAAAGCATGGCGTCGATGGACATAGCCACCGTGCATCGCCGATTCGGAAGCTGGACAACGGCAAGGAGCCTGGCCCATGGAGACTAAGGTATGTTCTCAATGCGGCCTTGAAAAACCCTTCAAGGATTACGAAAAACGTTACTCAAAATGCCGGTCTTGCCGCAACGAATACCAGCAGGCCCGAAGGCTGCGGCTCAAGGAGGAAGCGGGTCTTTTGCTTTCGCAGAACGGCCCACCAGAGAGCCGGGGCGATGTGTTCGCAAAGATGACACGGGAAAATTGGGACATCTCCCCTACCCTGGCCGAGCGGGAAAAGCGGAAATTTCTGCTACTCGACACCCGGATCGGCAAGATCCAGGCCGTCACAGGACGCGAAGGCCCACCGCCGCCCTGCCGCCAGTGTCCCGCAAAGATTGTGGCGTACTGCGCGGAAACCGGCACCGAATGTCAGAAATTCTTGAAGTGGGCCGGGCCGGGATAAATTTTTTTGCCTTTTTTCGGGAATAGTACCAGTTTACTTGACAGTAACTGCAAATTTTTATAGACTTGGAGGTGTCTAGGCTGATAAAATCACAGAGGTAAAAACTTGAAAGTAATTTATCCAGAAGCCCCGTTTATCGGCCTTTGTGATGTCAGCCTAGACACCTGACAAACAAACGATATTCGGGGTTTTTGCGTTTCGGAGGTTTGGACATGGCACAACGTAAAGATGTTTACAGAAATTTTATTTCTCCGGTAATCGTTTCGGTAGAAGAAGGCGATTCGAAGGTCTGGATTGAGCAGGAAGGAGAGTATGTGGCAGTTCATTGGCAGCAGATTCCTCTTTTACAAAAAATGCTGGAAGAGGCAGCGGAGGCAGCCAAGAGTTACGAAGAGTATAACCGCGTTTAAATAAAACGCGGACAGGAGGTCAAATGCGAAACTTTGGGCAAATCAATACCGAGTTTTGGTCAAGCCCGAAAACGAAAAGGTTTTCGCACAGCGCGAAGCTTTTGGCGGTCTATTTTCTTACTTGCCCATCTCATACCTGTATCGGTTGTTATCGGATACCTATTGCCTACGTCGCCCATGATTTAGTCATGGAGCGAGAACAAGTATTGTCCGCACTGGACGAACTAGAGGCCGAAAACTTTTGTTTTTATGACCACGATGTTGAATGGGTTTTTATTCCAAGCTTCATGAAGTGGAACAAAATCTCAAACAAAAATGTTGGGAAAGCGGCAAAAGGCCAGATCGCCAACGTGCCTCATGACTTCCTTTTTTATGATGAAGTTGTTGCCGCTGCCGTGGCTTTCGGAAGGGGATTTATCGAAGAGATTGAAACCGTCTTGAAACCGTTTCGAAACGGTTTGAGAACGGTATCGAAACAGGGAGAGGGAGAGAGAGAGGGAGAGAAAGGCTTACTCCAAGGAAGAAAATCTCTAGGATCTAGTTAACTAGTAGTAAGGGGGGTACCCATGCAGCTTAGGCCATACCAAGAAAACGCGCTTCGCCAGGTCCGATTCGCCTACGCCAACGGCAAGCGTTCCGTCCTCGTCGTCTCCCCGACCGGAAGCGGAAAAGGCGTCATCCTGTCGCAACTCATCCGGCAGGCCAACGACAAGGGCGCAAGGGTTCTGTTTCTCGTTCACCGGCGAGAGATCCTTTTTCAGGTGAGCCGGTATCTGGACAACCAGCTAATACCCCATGGCGTGATTTTGGCCGGTGAGGATTACGACTACGGCAACAATGTGGAACTGGCGACGGTGCAGACCATCTCCCGGCGCATGAAGCGGATCGACTACCAGCCCGCAGATGTGATCGTCATTGACGAGGCCCACCACGCGACCGCAGACGTTTACATGGACGTGGTGAAAACGCATCAGAAAAATCTCGTGGTCGGATTTACCGCGACTCCGTGCCGTCAAAACGGGTTGGGCCTGGGCCACCTTTTCGATCACATGGTGACGGTGGCTACCATCGAAGAGTTGACCCGCGATGGCTATCTGGTGCCGATACGCTATTACGCACCGGACGAGCCGGACCTGTCCGGGGTGAAGATTATCGGCGGCGATTACAGCGAGCGACAGCTTGAACAGGTCATGGCCAAGCCGAAGTTGGTCGGTGACGTGGTGGAAAATTGGGTGCGGCTGGCCGAAGGAAGGCAGACCGTGGTGTTTACCACGACCGTTGCCCACAGCGTCATGGTGTGCGCCGCCTTCAACGCGGTCGGCATTCCCGCCGAACATGTGGACGGCAAGACCGACAAGGACGAGCGGGCCGCCGTTCTGGATCGCTTCCGCAACGGCGATACGCGGATCTTGTGCAACTGCGCGGTATTTACGGAAGGCGTGGACATTCCCGACATCTCCTGCGTGGTCATGGCGCGGCCCACTAAATCCCTGTCGCTGTACCTCCAATGCGTCGGAAGGGGCATGAGGCCCGCTGAAGACAAGACCGACATGATCCTCATCGACCATGCCGGGGCGTGTTACGAGCATGGCCCGGTCCACGAAATCACCGAATGGACACTGGACGAAAAAACCCGCAACACGAACAAGAAAAACGACGAGCGCAAGGAGAATGAGCAAAGGCACCTCACCTGCGATATGTGCAGCCGGGTGTATTCCGGGCAAATCAAATGCCCCGATTGCGGCACCATTCCCGAAGCCAAGCGCCAGGGAAAGGATGTGGACTTTATCGACGCAGAATTAGGGCTGGTGTGCTTCAAGACCAAGCGGGCAAAGGTCAAGGCCCGCATCGAGGATAAGCAGCGGTGGTATTCGGAACTTTTGGGATACGCCAGGGCCAAGGGCTTCAAGCCGGGTTGGGCCTATCACAAATACCGGGATCTGTTCGGGGTGGCCCCGTCGCATCAACTGCAAAAGCGGTCGGAAAATCCCGGCCCGGAAGTGTTGGCGTGGATACGCGGGCAGGCAGCACGGCGGGCCATGGCCGCAAAATTTCAAGCTCAAGGGGGTGACGCATGTTCCATCAGGCACTAATGCAGGCAGGCATCAAGCCGCCGCAAAAAATTGTGGTCGACGGCCATATCCATCGGTTTCAGACCGAGGGCGATCCCGGCAATAAAAATGGCTGGTACGTCCTGTTCGATGACCCGCTGGCCGGGGCGTTCGGATGCTGGAAGGCGGGTATTTCTGAAAAGTGGTCGAGCAAAGCACTGACCGACGAGGAATGGATCAAGGTCAAGGCCCGCATCGAGGAAGCCAAGAAACGGCGGCAGGAAGAGGAAGCGGCGCGGCAGGCTGAATGCCGCAGGAAAGCGGAATGGCTCTGGCAGAAAGCCAAGCCCGCCGACCAGGGCAACGCCTACCTTTCGCGCAAGGGCGTTTTACCCTATGGCGTGAAGGAATCTCGCGGTTCTCTGCTGGTGCCGGTTCGCGGGCAGGACGGAACGCTACGCGGCTTGCAGTTCATCCGACCGGACGGAAGCAAGAAGTTCCTGAGCGGGACGCAGAAGAAGGGCAGCTATTTTGCCATCCCCGGCAACATGGTCCGTCTCTATGTCGCGGAAGGGTACGCAACCGCCGCAACCATTCGGCAGGCGACCGGGTGCGCCGTAGCCGTGGCTTTCGACGCCGGGAACCTTGGCGAGGTCGGGCGGGAGTTGCGGGCCAAGCTGCCGGATGTTCCCATGGTGTTCTGTGCCGACAACGACAAGCACGGAGTCGGGCAGCAAAATGCGGAGGCGGCGGCGAGGGCTTGCAGCGGGATCGTGTGCCTTAGCCCGGAGGTCGGGACGGACTTTAACGACCTGGCCGCCAAATACGGGGCGGATTATGTAGCAAAAATTCTGGGGGCTGCATGACCCTGGCCGAACTGGAAGCGGAACTCGGCACAGATCCGGATTGGCCGAAAATCAAAGCGAGCCGGGAGTTGACCATCGGTTACGCGAAATCCATCCACGTTATGCGCCAGGTGCGGGCGGGTATCGTGCCGGACGGCTGGACTCACGACGCCACCTGTACCCACTGCGGCCCGGTCAAACTGCTACCGGGGGCGGAGCGGGTAATGGGCTGTCCGTGGTGCCATAAGGAGGGGGAGAGACGAAAAGCGATGATTTGATTGGGTGCAGCAAAAAACAACGGAGGAATTATGAACTACCATGCATTTTTGGAAACGAAGAAAAAAAATGACCCGGCTACCGGAATTGCAGATTTGCCGGAATTAAACCCGATTCTGTTTCAGTATCAGCGGGATATTGTTGGATGGGCATTAAAGCGCGGGCGTGCGGCTATTTGGGCCGATTGCGGAATGGGGAAAGGACCGATGGCGCTGGAATACGCTAACCATGTTCCGGGCGACGTGTTGATTGTCGCTCCGTTGGCCGTTTCGCATCAGTTCAAGTTCGAGGCTGAAAAATTCGGGGTTGATGTCGGTCTGGCAAAAAAACGGGATGACATTACTAAACGTATCACCGTGACCAACTATGAGCGTCTAGACAATTTTGACCTGTCTCGCTTTCATGGCGTGGTTTTGGACGAGTCCAGCATTTTGAAGGCGCACGACGGGAAAACGCGCAATGCGTTAATCGAGGCGTTTCAGAAAACCCCGTTTCGGCTGTGCTGTACAGCTACCCCTGCCCCGAACGACCACATGGAACTGGGGAACCATGCGGAATTTCTCGGCACCATGAGTCGGGTGGAAATGTTGAGCATGTTTTTCGTCCATGACGGCGGAGACACCAGCAAATGGCGGCTCAAAGGTCACGCAAAGAGCGAGTTTTGGCGGTGGCTGGCGTCGTGGGCGGTCATGATTCGCAAGCCGTCCGACCTGGGATACGACGATAGAGGATTCGTACTGCCGGACTTGTTGTTGCATCAACACACGGTCCAAGTTGATGAGCCGACAGGAGACTGCCTGTTCGCCATGGAAGCCCAAACGCTGCAGGAGCGGTTGCAGGCGCGTCGCGCCACCATCGAGGACAGGGTGAGCAAGGCCGCCGAAATCGTTAATGCCACCGATGAGCAGTTTTTGGTCTGGTGTAATCTGAACGACGAAAGTGCCATGCTTGCTAAGACCATAAACGGCGCAGTAGAGGTAAAAGGCAGCGACAGCCCCGAGCATAAAGAGCAAGCCATGATGGATTTTACGCATGGCAAAATTCGGGTTTTGGTCAGCAAGCCGTCTATCGCAGGGTTTGGCATGAACTGGCAGCATTGCCGGAACATGGCTTTTGTCGGGCTGTCAGACAGTTACGAGCAATATTATCAGGCGGTGCGCCGGTGCTGGCGCTTCGGGCAAAAAAACAAGGTTAACGTCCATATCATCACCGCTGAAACGGAAGGGGCAGTCGTGAGCAACATTCGCCGCAAGGAGCAGGACGCCATCACGATGGCAGAGAGCATGGTGGAGCACATGCACGAAATCAACGCTGCGGCCATTCATGGATCTACGGTGCGGGAAAAGTCGCCCTATGTGCGAGAAACGGTCAACGGCCAGGGGTGGACGGCGCATCTTGGAGATTGCGTTGACGTGGTATCGGAGATGCCGGAAAACAGCCTTCATTTCTGTGTCTACTCGCCGCCATTTTCGAGCCTCTATACCTACAGCAACAGCGACCGAGACATGGGGAACTGCACCGACGACGAGGAATTTTATCGGCATTATAAATTCATGGTGCAACAGCTCTTTAAAGCCCTCATGCCGGGGCGTCTGGTGGCATTCCATTGCATGAACCTTCCGACCAGCAAAACGCGTGATGGACAAATCGGAATCAAAGACTTTCGCGGGGATTTGATTCGTTTACACCAAGAATCCGGGTTTATTTATCACTCCGAAGTGTGTATATGGAAAGATCCGGTTACAGCCATGCAGCGCACAAAAGCTCTCGGTCTACTACACAAGCAACTCAAAAAAGATTCGTGCATGTCGCGCCAGGGTATTCCGGACTATCTGGTTGTCATGCGAAAACCCGGCGACAACCCTGAACGCGTAACGCACACCAACGATGACTTCCCCGTTTCATTGTGGCAGCGGTACGCATCGCCGGTCTGGATGGACATTAACCCATCGGACACATTGCAATATCGCAGCGCCCGCGAGCACGACGACGAGAGACACATTTGCCCGCTTCAGCTTGAGGTCATCCGCCGTGCGCTCAAAATGTGGAGTAACCCCGGCGATCTTGTGTTCAGTCCGTTCATGGGCATTGGTTCGGAGGGGTTTGTCGCTATCCAGGAGGGGCGGCGCTTTGTCGGAAGCGAATTGAAGCGCAGCTATTTTGAGCAGGCATGCAAGAACTTACAGGCGGCGACGGAAGAACAAAAAACCCTTTTCGGATGACACCGGGAGAAGTTGTTTGCCTAGACTGGAGGATGTGTCATGGATATGACCAAAGAGGAAAAGCTGGATCGGCTCAATCGGTGGGTAGAGGACCACAGCCGCATGGACGCGCAGATGCAGGCGCTAAAAGCCGTGGTCGGAATGCTGGCGGGAAGTCCTCTGTTTCATGCCGTGTGGGATATGTTCGATTCCTACACCGAAGCCGTGGCCGCGAATGTGGGCGACACGCAGAAATGGCTAGACTGGTACTTATGGGAAAACGACATGGGGAAAAAGTGGCTGAAGGTACGGACCGGACCAGACACAGAGCCAATAATTGTCGATAGCACGGAAAAGCTGTTGTGTGTCATTGAGTGCTGCGCAGAATAGTAACTGGAGGCATATGCACATCACAACCAAGCGCAAAATGTGGAAAGTCGCGCTGATCCTGGTCGGAGAAGCGGAGATCTCCCCGAAAGCCGTCGAGGTCAAAGACGCCGTGCAGAGCGACCGCAGCGGAGGGCGGGTGTTCCTGGAATGGGCGATTGACTTCCTGGCCTGCGCCGGAAAGCACAAGACCGCCCTCGCCCGCTACTATCTGGACGAGGACGCGTTCCGGATTCCGGCCCGGCTTTACATGCCCGCACGGAAGTTTTGGAAGGAAATACGCAAGAAAAAATTGCACAAATCGGGGGAAAGAGTCATTTTTTCTTTGTATTGACTTGCACTCCGATTAAGAACGTGGTATAAATTGGTAACTTCTAGAATTGCGCCAAAGCCCGACTATCAAAAATGGTCGGGCTTTTTTGTGCCACCCACCTCACCCATGCCCCGGACTGGTCCCCTCCTTACCAGTACCGGGGAATTTTTTTAAAAGGGGGAAAGGAGCGAGACATGGACAAACATTTTTGTTGTGGCAGCTACGAACAGCACGGCAAGAACATCGGCTCACTGGTGGACCAGAAACAGGCCGCCTACGGCGACAGTTTCCACCGAGCTTCCGAGGTGATGCAGATCCTTTACCCGGACGGCATCCGAGTCAATCAGTATCAGGACGTTCTGACCATGATCCGCGTCATCGACAAGTTGTTTCGGATTGCCACCAAGAAAGACGCGTTTGGCGAATCGCCCTGGAAGGATATTGCCGGGTACGGGCTTCTGGCCAGCAAGGACACCGAACCGGCGTTCCCTGGTTCCATCGACTACGGACAGGGGGCGATGTGATCGACACCCTTAACGCCCTGGCCGCCGATATCCACGCCACTGCCACGGAAAAAGGATGGTGGGACCGGGACGCAGGAACCGACGCCCTGATTGTGCTGGATGAAGCACTGGAACTGCAGCGGGAGTTCGCCCACGGCATCGGCCATCACGAATCAACCCAATGCCCAGGCTACCGCAACGACGAAATCGAGTGTGCCGACGTCATTATCGCCGCTCTCTCCCTGGCGAGACAACAGGGATGGAACATCGGCGGCGCGGTACTGGCGAAAGCGGAATTTAACAAGACACGGTAAGGGCATATGGTTAAGCATCTCGCGCACGTTCCTATTTTTAACCGCTCTGTTTTTTTTGTCGGGGATTGTTCCAGCGAAGAGGCAGAGGCCGAAATCTTCAGGCTTCGCAAAAAGGCAACATCCGTTTTTTTTGACAGCACGGCCATCGGTGGCGTGAGAGATGCAGGCGGGGATGTTTTTGTTTGGGTTAAGGATTTAAAAAAGGCCAGCGTCGTTGCGCATGAACTGGTCCACGCCGCATCGTCCATTATGGAGTTGTGTGGAGTTCCGCTCTGTCGTGAGACGGAAGAGGTGCTCTGTTACTTGACAGGGTGGCTAAAAATAAACGTGCAAGACCAGGTTTACGACAAGCTCGAAAAACAGCAAGGCCCAGCGTGACAGCCGGATAGACGGCAGACACTAGGTGTCTACTGCGTAGCGGGGGACTCCTTGACAAAGCACACGGCCCTCCACGCCGAGAAGAACAATAACGCCTGTATGCGGTTGTAGGCGCACCCCGGAGGGCCACTAAATGCAACGAGACAATATGCTCCCCTGCACCTGTGACATGACCGGCGAAGAGAAGTGCTGCTACGAATGCGAAGAACGGGGCAGATGTCAACACGCATGCCCCGTTACTCCTGATTCCGCCATGTGCGCCGAGACGTTCAGACGGCGATGAGGTGATCGAGAAACGCAGCAACCGGCCCCGGAACAGGTCGGCTACCCTGCCGCCACATCTCCACGGCTCTCAACGAGACGCGGAGACGGTCGGCCATCTGCTGGTTTGTGAGGCCCAGAGTGGCCTGGGCCTGTTTCAGTTCGGCGGCGGTCATTTGCTAACCTCAAACGTTACCGAAATAACCTTAAAGCTTTCGTTCAGTCGATAGTCATAGGTGAATTCCTGTGGACCACGCTCCCCAAGAACGCCGCCGCATTTGCAGCCAGACACGCCACACAGTTTTTTTTCAATGCGTCTGGCGGTTGCTCCTGTGATGGTGTTGGAGGGGCCGACGTTAACAACAACCCCGGTGTTGTGGAAATTGTTACGGATAGTTATTTTCATTTTTACCCCCTTATTTAAGCAGATTTTCAACAACCAGCTGGCCCTTTGTTATGCGGTCAATTTTTTCTTCTAATTTGTGCAGTTCGGTGTGAGCGGCGTTTTCAGGTGTCTCTTCAAAAAAAATCCCGGTTCCGCTTTCGTCCATTGGGGGCAGGTTGTCGCGGACCATGGCAGTAAATTTGTAGTTTTTCTGTTTCGTTTGACCTTCCGCCGCTTCCACTGCGGTGATAATAATTTCGTTTGTAGTGTTTTTTTTAATCCAGTTCGCTACGATTTTATTGTTTTCCATGACTGCCTCCTAGTTAGTGGGGTTTTCCCTCTCTGTTGGTTATACTATACCGAACGCTGTGCGGTATGTCAACAAGAAACATGCAAAAAAAAGAAGAAAATCGAAAAATATTTTGCAACCAGACCATCATCATTCCCGGCACGTTTCCCCGCCCGGCCAGGTGTCAAGGGCAGCTTTACACCTACGGCACCGGACCGGACGAAGTGACCAAGTGCCAGGAGTGTGGAAGCGTCTGGTCGCTGGACAGCAAGGAAGAGACACCATGTTAAAACTCATTCACTGGCTAATGGGCTGCAACCGCTGCCGCATCCGGGCCAGACTCAAGAGGTGGACGTAATGGCTGTGGGTAGACCGCTCGTGCATACGCCGGAAGAGGTCAAGGAACGGGCCGCCGCTTTCTTTGCCGAGTGTGACGCAAAGAAAGAGCCGTACACCATCACCGGGCTTGCCCTGGCGCTTGGTATGACCTCCCGAAAGCAGCTGATCGAATACTCGGAACGCGCAGAGTTTCGCAACACAATAAGGGACGCTAAGCTTCGGTGCGAGCAGTACGCCGAGAAAAGACTGTTCGGCACAACGCCGACCGGGGCCATCTTCGCGCTCAAAAATTACGGCTGGACCGACAAGACCGAAACCGAGATCAGCGGGCCGGGCGGCACACCTGTTCAAATTGCCGTGCTCCCTGTGAGGCCGGTACATGAAGATCCAGATTGAGATCCCCGAAAAGCTCCTGTTTCTCCTGACGGAGCAGCGGCGGTACAAAGTGGCCCGCGGCGGTCGAGGTTCGGGGAAGAGTTGGACCTTTGCCCGGGCCCTGTTGACCCTGGGCGCCTCGAGGCGCATCCGTGTGCTGTGCGCTCGCGAGGTACAGAAGTCCATCAAGGACTCCGTACACAAGCTGCTGAAGGACCAGATTGACCACCTTGGCTTGAGCGGGTTTTATTCTGTTCTCGAGACGGAAATCCGCGGCAGCAACGGGACCGAATTTGTGTTTACCGGCCTCAGCAGCCACACGGCGCACACCATCAAGTCCTTTGAAGGCGTCGATTATTGTTGGGTAGAGGAAGGGCAGACGATCAGCAAGAAGTCCTGGGACATTCTGCTACCCACCATCCGTAAGGACGGCTCCGAGATCTGGATCAGCTACAACCCGGAACTTGAGACGGACGAGACGCACCAGCGGTTCACCATGAATCCGCCGCCCGACTGCATCAACGTCATCATGAACTGGCGGGACAATCCCTGGTTCAATGACGTGCTGAACAAGGAGCGGCTGGAGTGCAAGCGCAAGCAGCCGGACGATTACGACAACATCTGGGAGGGCATGTGCCGACCGGCCGTGGAAGGGGCGATCTACTACCGGGAGATCCAGCAGGCCGAAGCCGAGGGCCGCATCTGCCCCCTGCCCTACAACCCGCTGCTCAAGGTGCATGTCGTGTTCGACTTGGGCAAAGGGGATTCTCTCTTTGTCAGCATGGTGCAGAAGCACATGAGCGCCATCATGGTCATCGACTGCATCGACGGCATCCACTACAACCTCAACACCCTGTCGGAAGATCTCAAGAGCCGACCGTACAACTGGGGCAAAGTGTTTCTGCCGCATGACGGCTTTACCACCACCATCAACGCACCGCGCAGCAGTGAGCAGATTATGCGCTCCCTGGGCTGGAACGTGGTGCCGCGAGACATGATCCGCAGCAAGGCTCTGTCGGTCGAAGAAGGCATCCGAAACGCCCGGCTGATTTTCCCGCAAACCTATTTCGACAAGGTGAAGGCGGCTCCGCTTATCGAGAGTTTGAAACGCTATCGGCGGCACGTTAACCAAAGCACCGGAGCGGCGACCGACCCGGTACACGATGACGCATCCCATGGCGCAGATAACTTTCGGTATATCGGCTGCAACGCGGATCTCATGACCAACGACACCGAAGGCGTGTGGGATGACGATTGGGACGAGATGGACCGCGCCGGACGCAACAGCATAGGTGGCTACTGATGGGACTGCTCGACTTTCTACCGAAAACGAAACGCACCACGCCGGTCAGCCGGGGCGCATCGGGAACCTGGACATCTGGGGCATCCCGGCGCTTTGTACCCATGGCTCCACTACCCGCTTCCGTGCGTCCGTCTGATGGGTACGTTGAGCGCAACCCGATGGTTGACCCTACCGATTGGCTGGCCGGAGGCTTGGCCGTTTTGCCGAAGGTGGGCTTGCGGGCCGCTGCCGGGTCCATCCCGCTGGATGCTATCGGCTCATTTGCCGCCGACCGGGTTATGCCCTGGGTTGAAGATGTGCCGGTATTGAGCGTGATCGCACCGATTGCCGCCTCGGTAGCGACCGGCTACGGGGTGCGCGGAGCCATGGACGACATCGCCAGGGCCGGAGGGCCGCTTCGTGCCGCCCGCAACAGCCGCTTGGCCGATCAGCGCGGATCGTTTGTGGTGGGCGACGGGCAGACCGCGTTGAGTGCGGGGGCAAGTTCTGGTAATATTGAAGGTATGGAAAAATACGCCATACCACCAATTTTGAGCGGATTTTCTGTCTCCGCCGACAGCCCTCTAGTGCTTTATCACGGAAGCGAAGGCGGGCTTAGGGGGGGGAAGTTCGACCTTGATCTTGTTGGGAGAAAAAGGGGCCACACCGAGGGATGGGGGGCATATTGGGCGACAGATGAACGAAACGCTAGGAAGTTCGGCAAAAAAATAGATCGTCTAGAGGTGAGTGATGCGAATGTTGACTCGCTTCTTGATTTCGGTGCCAGACTAGACCAACAAACACCCTACGTCCAAGACCAGTTGAAAAGAATGCTCGCGGGGCGCGAGGATGATTTTTTCCAAAACGCGATTGCTTGGGGTCAGCGGCAAGGAAGGCTCATCGGAGGTGCTGGCCGCAGTGTGGCAAATGAAGTCATCAAACTCGCCAAAACCCCGACAGAACTCAGGGCATATTTAGATACCTTGGGCTTCGAGGGCAAGCTGATCGCCAAAGAGATTTTTGGCGTGGAAAACCCGACAGGCGCAGAACTTTACAGGTATTTAACAAACCAAAAAAGCGGGTATGAAAGGGCAGCTTCAAGCTATCTGTGGGATTGGGGCATACCTGGCGCTGTTTTTAGTTCAAACAAAGACCTACACTCGGTTGTTCCAGCACCAAACGCTTTAATTTGGGCCAAAGAACTTTTAGAGTAGGACTCACGGAAAAAGCACAGAAACACAAGCCCTGCCCTTTGGTGGGGCTTTTTTGTTATCAACCAAAGGCCAACGCATGTCCATCAAATATCTGCTCGAAATAGCCGACGCCGCCAACCTGTGCGACCGACTGACGGAAGATCAACTTTCGGAGATCGCCACCCGCTGCTGTGAGGACTTCGACAGCGATTGGAACAGCCTGACCGAATGGCGGGAGCGCAGCCAGAAGGCCATCGACCTGGCCAAGCAAGTTGTGGAGGAAAAGAACTTCCCCTGGGAGAACGCGGCCAACGTCAAATTTCCGCTGCTCACCGAGGCCGCCATCCAATTCAACGCCCGCGCCTACCCGGAAATCGTCAAGAGCGGCGAGGTGGTCAAGGCCCGCATGGTCGGACGAGGCAGCGACGAAAAGGACGCCAAAGGCAAACGGATTGCCCGGCACATGTCCTGGCAGCTGACCGAAGAGATGGAGGAATGGGAAGAGAGCATGGACAAGCTGCTCCTGGCCCTGCCCATCGTCGGGACTGCCTTTAAAAAGACCTACTTCGACACCACTTTGCAACGCAACGTCTCCGAGTGGATTCAGGCGGAGAACGTGGTTTATCCCTACAAGTGCAGCTTTGCCAAGACCCCGCGCATTACCCATCTGTTGGAGATGTACCCGCAGGAGATCGAGGAACGCAAGCGGGCCGGGATATTCCGCGACGTGGATCTGGGCTTGGGCCAGGACATCGAAAAGGACGCACCGCAAGAGGTTTTGGAGCAGCACCGCCTCCTAGATCTGGACGAGGACGGATACAAAGAGCCGTATGTGGTCACGGTCCACCGGGAGAGCAAACAGGTGTTGCGCGTCGTGCCACGTTTTGACGTGGTCAATATCATGGTGCGCTATGACGGCCAGGAGATGACCCTGGGCCGCATCGAGCAGATGATCGAAGAGGCCAGGGAGCACGCCCGCAACATCCTTATGCAGTACGAGCAGCAGGCCCGCGGCATGATGGAGCAAGGGATGATGCCGCCCGCACCGCCTGAACTGGACATCCCTGAGTTTGAGCCGAAAAAGGCCAAGTTGGTGCGCATCACGCCGACGCAATACTTTACCAAATTCGGCATGATTCCGTCACCGGACGGGGCCGGGTACGACATCGGGCTAGGTCACTTGCTGTTCGGCATTTCCAACGCCGTCGATACGCTCACCAATCAACTATTGGACGCCGGAACCCTGGCCAACATGCAGGGCGGGTTCATTTCTCGCGGCCTCAAGGTTCGCTCCGGCAACGTGCGCATGACGCCGGGGCAGTGGATACCCACCGAGAACACCAGCGGCGGCAGCCTGCGGGACGCCATCGTGCCGATGAACTACCCCGGACCGAACGTGGCGCTGCTGAATCTGCTGACCTTCCTGGTGGAAGCCGGAAAGAGCATTTCGTCGGTCAAGGACATCCTGACCGGCAAGCAGGGGATGAACGAAACCGCCACTACCACCCTAGCCCGCATCGAGCAGGGCATGATGGTTTTTAGCGCCATCTACAAGCGGATTTACCGCAGTCTCAAGCAGGAATTTAAGAAGCTGTACGAACTGAACCGGAAGTATTTGCCGGACCAGGTGTATTTCCGCGTTTTGGACGAAGAGGAAGCCGTCGCCCGCAACGATTACGACGAAAGCCTGGATGTAGTGCCGGTCGCTGATCCGGGCCTGTCTACCGCCGCGCAACGTATGGCGCAGAGTCAAGCACTCATGGCCATGAACGGCGACCCGATGATCAACCAACAGGAGATCCGCAAGCGGTATCTGGAAAGCCTGGGCATCGACAACATCGAAAGTCTGATGGTCGAACCGCCGCAGCAAGGCCCGGACCCGATGATGGTCCGGGAGATGGAGATCCGGGAAAGGGAGTTGCAGCTCAAGGCCGCCGAGTTTGAGGCCAAAGTCGAAAAACAGAAAGCCGAGATCGCCAAACTTCACGCCGACGCCATCAAAGCGATAGCCGACGCCGAAGCCAAGGAAGCTGGAACCCAGATAGAGGCCTACAAAACGCAACTGGACACACTAAGGAGCATCTATGACCGAGCAGGAGTACCATCAGGACCCACTGACGGCGGAGGAATTTCGCCTGTGGAAGGACAGCCGGACTACCCGCAAGATTTACCACCTGTTGAGCCGCCACCAGGAGAGCTACAAGCGCAGCCTGATTTCGGGATGCTTGCTGAACCTGAACAGTTCTGACGCCACCGCCATGGCCACCGCCCGCACCGTGGGCATCGTCGAGGGCATGGATAAGTTTCTCGACATGGAGGTGGCCGACCATGATTGAGCCGGTCGAATACAAGGTGTTGGTCCTGCCTGAAGTCGTGGAGAGCAAGACCGAAGGCGGAATCTATCTGCCGGAGCAGGCCAAGGAGAAGAATCAGATCGCCCAGTGCAAGGCGCAAGTGATCGCCATCGGCGGCAACGCGTTTGAGGAATGGAAAGGGGCCATCCCGCAGGTCGGGGACACCGTGTATATCGCCAAGTATGCCGGGTATCTCATCGACAAGGACGGACAACAGTATCGGCTGATCAATGACAAGGATATTGCAGCCATCGAGAGAGGGTAAGCCATGAGTGAAGAGATCCAGGTAGGGCAACAGACCGACATCCCGGACGTGGAAGCCGCCGCCCGCGCTCAAGGATGGGTACCGCAGGACGAGTTTGCCGGCGACCCGGAGAAATGGCGCAGCGCCGAGGAATTTGTCGAGCGCGGCAAGCAGATTACGCCGATTTTGCGGGAGCGTAACGAAAAGCTGGTCAAGGACATCGAGCGCCTTAACGCCAAGCTCGAAACGCAGGGGCAGGCCGTTCAGGAACTGATTCAGTTTTTCAGCAAGAGCGAACAACGCGCCTATCAAAAAGCCTTCAATGAGTTGAAGGGCAAACAGCGCGAAGCCGTCGAGTTGGGCGATACCGCCGCTTACGAGGCCGCCGAGCGGGAAATGGCCGAACTGTTCAAGGAGCCGCCGCCGTCTCCGAAGAAGCCGGAAAACCAGCCGCCGCCTGAGTATTTTGACTTCATGGAGGCGAACCCCTGGTACACCAAAGACCCGGAGTTGAGCGAATACGCCGATTTCGTGGGACAGCGGCTGGTCGGCAAGGCGAAGAGCAACAAGGAATTCTACGACACCGTAGCGCAGACCGTGCGGGCGCGGTTTCCGGAGAAGTTCGAGAACAAAAAGCGGGACGTTCCGCAGAGCGTGGAGGGTGCAGGCAGCCCCCCGAAGGCCAAGGGGCGCGGCTATAACGACCTGCCCGCCGACGCCAAAGCGCAGTGTGACCGCTTTATGAAGGAGATCCCCGGATTCACAAGGGAAGAATACATCAAGCATTTTCAGTGGGACTGAATAGGAGATAAAGCATGGCCAGGAGCAAAGCAGATCGCAAAGAGCGCATCCCCTTGGGCAACGTGCGGGCCAAGATGACCGTCGATGACGGCACCCGCGACAAATACCAGGGCAAGCGCCTGAGATGGGTCAACGATACCGCTGATGGACGGCTGCAAAATGCCGAGTTGGGCGGTTACGAATTCGTCACCGCAGACGGCACCGAACGGATTGGAGAAGGCAGCAACGGCAATTCGGACCTTGGCAGCCGGGTTAGCCGCATCGTCGGCACCAAAGAGGACGGCCAGCCCATGCGGGCCTACCTCATGGCGATTGACGAAGATCTGTACCAGGAAGATCAGGCCGAAAAACAGAAGGAAGTGGACCAGATCGACACGCACATCCGTTCCGGGGCCATAGGCGGCACCAAGCCGGGCCAGGACGGGCGATATGTGAAGGACATCAACTACAAGCCCTGACTTTAGGGCAAACCATCGACAACAAGGGGCTTTGCGGCCCCTTTTCTTTTTGGAGCATTCATCATGGCAAATTCCGATACCCCGAAGGGCTTGATTCCGGTCAAGTATCTCAACGGGCAGCCCTACACCGGCAAATGTGGCCGGTATTACATCCCCGCAACGGACAACACCGCCGTCCATATTGGCGATCTGGTCAAGCTGGCCGGTTCTGCCGATGCTCGTGGCGTGCCGACCGTCACCATCGCCGCAGCCACCAACGTGGTCGTGGGGGCCGTGGTGGGCGTGGAGCCGGTCACTGCCGACTCCACCCCCTACCGCGCCGCTTCGACCGCCCGTTATGTCTACGTGGCCGACGATCCCGAACTGCTGTTCGAGATCCAGGAGGACAGCGTAGGCGGCGCTCTGGCAGCGACTTCGGTCGGCCTCAACTGCAACGTGGCCGTCGCTGCCGGGTCCAACACCACCGGCTTTTCCGCCACCGAACTGGATTCCAGCACTGCCGCCACCACCGCCACCCTCGACTGCCAGATCGTTCGTCTCGCGGATCGGGAGGATAACGAGATTGGCATCAACGCCAAGTGGCTCGTCAAACTGAACAACCATCAATACGTTGATGGCACTACTGGCCTGTAAGGAGTAACGACATGGGCGTAATTTATACCAGCAACCACCCCAAAGCACTCTGGCCGGGCATTAAAGCATGGTTTGGCCGGACTTACGACGAGCACCGGGAAGAATACAGCCAGATTTTCGACCGGGATTCGTCCAACAAATCGTACGAAGAACGCGTTGAACTGACCGGATTCGGGCTGGCCCCGGTCAAGAGCCAGGGCGACAGCGTTTCCTACGACTCCGAAACGCAAGGCACCATCTCCCGACTGACCAACGTCACCTATGCCCTGGGCTATGTCGTGACCATGGAGGAATTGCAAGACAACCTTTATGAAATGGTCAGCAAGCGTCGGGCCAAGGCGTTGGCGTTCTCCATGCGCCAGACGAAAGAAACCGTGGCCGCCAACGTGCTGAATCGGGCCTTCACCAGCACCTACACCGGGGGCGACGGCAAGGAACTGCTGGCCACCGACCACCCGACCTTGAGCGGCACCCAGAGCAACGAATTGGCCGTAGCCGCCGACCTCAGCGAAGCGTCCCTCGAAGATCTGATGATTCAGATCATGCAGGCGCAGAACAGCCGGGGCCTGCGAATTGCTTTGCAGGGCGAAAAGCTCATCGTTCCCCCGGCCCTGTACTTCGAGGCCAACCGCATCCTCAAGTCCACCTTGCAGGGCGACACCGCCAACAACGCCATCAACGCACTGAAGGCGACCAACGCCCTGCCTGGCGGCATCGTGGTCAACCACTACCTGACCGACTCCGACGCCTGGTTTGTCAAGACCAACTGCCCGGAAGGGTTGATCTTCCAGGAGCGCATGGCGATGGAGTTCGAGCAGGACAACGACTTCGACACCAAGAACGCCAAGGCCGCCGCCGTGGAACGCTATGCGGTCGGCTGGTGCGACTGGCGCGCCCTGTACGGTTCTCCTGGCGCATAACCTTTAACCTTTGTGGGGGGCTTCGGCCCCCTGCTCCCCTTGGAGTGCAAAGACATGGGATTGACAAATTTTCCGAATGGCGTTTCCTCTTTTGGTGTTCCGGTCCTCGGCGGCACCACCGGCAAGATCTTTTTCGTCCACGCCACCACCGGCAGCGACGGGAACAAAGGCACCTCTCCCTCCAAACCGCTGGCGACCATCAACGCGGCGGTCGAGAAATGCACCGCCAATCAGGGCGACATTATCTACCTCATGCCGGGTCACGTTGAGGATCTGGCCGACACCACCACCACCGGGGCGATTGATCTGGATGTGGCCGGGATCAGCCTCATCGGGCTTGGCTCCGGTTCACTGCAGCCGCGCATCGACTTCAATCACGCCGATTCCGACTTCTTTGTGGGGGCCGACAACGTGACCATCGAGAACGTGCGCTTTCATGCGGATGTGACCGATGTCAAGATCGGCATCAACATCGAGGACGGGGTGGACTATTGCACCATCCGCAAATGCCTGTTCGACGTGGAAACCACCGGTACCGACGAATTCCTGTATTCCATCCAATTCAACGACGCCAGCAACTTCGGTCTGGTCGAGGATTGTGATTTCGATATGGGTCTGGGCGGGGCGACCGGCGCGATTGGCTTCATCAAGGACACGGACGGGACCACGGTTCGCAACTGCCGCATCCAGGGCGACTACTCTACCGCCTGCATCGTCGGCACCACGACCGCCAGCACCAAGCTGGACATTGACGGCAATCTGCTGATCAACGGCAATTCCGGCAACATCGGCACCGAGCCGGGGATTGATCTGGTGACCGGCAGCACCGGCACCATCCGCAACAACTACATCGTCTGTAACTTGGCGACCATGGCCGCTTCGATTGTCGCGGACACCTGTATGCTGTTCCAGAACTACTACAACGAGGACATCTCTTCGGCAGGTACTGGCGGATTGATCGGCACCGCATCGGCCAACGACTAACACAGCGGGGGCTTCGGCCCCCCTGTTCTTGGAGCAACAACCATGGCAAACACCATTACAGTGACCGAGCGGCTTGACGGCACCCGAAAATTTGTCATCGAGGTGCAAATCGTCGGTGACGGCAGCGGGCAGGAAACCGCCACCAGCATCATCGACGTGTCCGGCATGTCGCCGCCCGCCAATGCCGTCGCCATTCAGAAGGTTTACGCCTCACTGGACGGCTTTTCGGCCCGGCTTTTGTGGGACGCGACGTCTGATGTGGACGCCTGCATTCTGCCCGAAGGGGAGAGCGGCATCGATTTTATGGCGATTGGCGGCCCGCTCTTGAACACTTCCGGCGCGGGCAAAACCGGCGATCTGCTGCTGGCCACCACCGGCCTGGGGGCCACCGGCAGAGGGCAGATCCGCATCGAGGGCTACAAGAAATGACCTACATTCCCGGCGACCATTGGGTAATTTGCGACCAGACGGGTTTTAAGGTGCGGCGGTCCCAAGTGGTGAAACAGTGGGACGGCCTGCTGGTGCGCCGGGATCAGCACGACCCGCGCCACCCGCAGGAGTTGGTGAAAGCCAAAGCCGACCGGGTAACGGTATCGGACCCGCGCCCGAGAAAAACGGACGTGTTTCTTGAGGTGGGCGACGTAACGGGGGATGACCTGTGAGCACATCGGGAACCGCAACATTCAGCACGACGCGCAACAACGTGATTCGGGACGCCCTGCACCTTTTGGGTGTCATCGAATCCAACGCCAGCCCGGAACCGGAAGATCTGCAATTCTGCGGGCGGTTTCTGGACATGCTTATTAAGCAATGGGCACCCCGGATGAACATCTGGCCCACCAAGGATGTCACCGTCACCCTGACGCCGGGAACGGCCAGCTACGAGATCAAGGCGGGCAGCCTGGTCATCAACGAACCGCGACCCCTGGCGGTCATTTCGGCCCGCAGGCGGGACACGGCCGGGAATGAAACGCCGATGGATGTGGTGTCTCGCGAGGAATACATGGCGATTCCGACCAAGACCACCCAAGCCCCGGCGATCATGGTTTATTACGACCGGCAGCGCACGGACGGCACCCTGTATTTCTGGCCGACCGGCAGCACCGGGAACGTCACGGTCATCTGCACCCTCAAGCGGGCCTTGGAGGATGTGGGCGACGAGGGCGACGAGCCGGACTTCCCGCCCGAAGGGATCTTGGGCCTGGTCTACAACCTGGCCACCATCATCTCCCCGGCTTATGGGGGGTTGAGGCAGGACATCGCCGCATTAGCTGTGCAGCTTAAACAGGAATTGCTCGACGACGATACCGAAGGCACTTCGCTTTACATTACTCCGAGGTTTAACTGATGGCCAACCGAGGCAATATTTTTAGCGTACTGCTGTCCGGGCTGCGGGACACCTCCGGGGTTTCCCTGTCGGGCGGCACGGTTTATTTCTACGCTCCCGGCACCGTGATCGCCAAGAGCGTGTATACCGACGACGACCTGACCAACGCGGTGAATTCCGTCGAACTGGACGCCAACGGGCAGGCGGAGATCTATGGCCGCGGGTTGTACGATGTCGTGGTCAAGGACGCCGACGACGCGGTTCTGTATTCCTGGGAAAGCGTTTTTCTGGGAAAGGACGTGTTCGTGTCCACCTCGGTGATTGCGGATTATAACGCAACCGCCGATGACAGTCTGATTCTGGTGGATACGACCGCCGGGAACGTCACCGTCACCCTGCCAGACCCGGCGACCATGCAGCAAGCGCCGTACATCGTCAAGACCACCGATGATGTCAACACCGTCACCATCTCCCGTACCGACACCACGATCAACGGGGACGCGAATTATGTGATCTCGTCGCAGTGGGAAGGCGTGCAGATCGCGTTTGACGAAACAAACTTCTACACGCTCGGCAATTACGCGACTTTGGCCACGACCATCACCACCGCCGCCACTACGGAGACGGCGGGCAAGGTGGAACTGGCGACCAGCGCCGAAACCATCACCGGCACGGACCCGGATCGGGCGGTTACGCCTGCGGCACTCAAGGCGGCGCTGGATCTGCTAAGTCCGGTTCTGGCCCCGGCCATCACCGGGATGACGATCAGCAACGCCGCCGACACCGAACATGACATTACGATTGCCACCGGCAGCGCCAGGGACGCCGGGAATACCACCGTCATCACCCTGTCGGCAGCCATCACCAAACAGATCGACGCCAACTGGACAGCAGGCAGCGCGGCGGGCGGATTTCCTTCCGGCCTGACGATTGCGAACAGCACATGGTATCGGGTTTTCGTCATTCGCAACCCCTCGACGGGCGTGGTGGACGCGGGTTTTGACACCTCCGCGACGGCGGCCAATCTGCTTGCCGACGCCACCGGCTTTACGCAATATCGGCGGGTTGGTTGGGTGCGCACAGACGGCAGCGCCAACATTATCAACTTCCGCACTGTCGGGGATCGCGTAGTTTGGAACGTGCCGATTTTGGATCAGTCCAGCACCGCCACCACGACCACGGCGACGCTGCACACGATTACCGCGCCCATTAACATGGATGCGGATCTGGTGGTGGGGGTATCTACCTCTTCGGACACCTTTGCCGAGCATTACGCCCTGTATACCGCCGAGGCGCAGACGGACACCACCGCCAGTTCGTCGGCCTATACGTTTTATGTCGCCCGCTCCAACGAGACCTATACGCGGATGTCCGTAGCGCTGTGCATCAATGTCGGGGCCAATCAGCGGATACGGTCCCGGTACAACAACACCAATTATTCGCATCGCATCATGACGATCGGATGGACCGATGATCGGCGGGCCGCATGATCCGCCTGTTCTATATCGTTCCGTTCTGGCTGCTGCTGTTTTTAGTGCGGCAAGTTGTCATCCTGGCCGGGTTCGTCATCACGCCCTTTGCGCTGCTGTTCGCCACCGAGCGGGACACATACAGAGTGCCGAAGTGGGCCGAGTGGCGGCTGGTGCGGCTGCCCTGGTGGGCCTGGCCTTGGGACAACCTGCACGATGGGGCCATGGGCGATATTTATGGCTATTACTGGCGCGACCAAGCGCCCAAGTTCCTCAAGACGGCCTACCTGAAAAAACTCTGGTGGCTGGCGTGGCGCAATCCTGCCAACAATTTTAGCCGGTTCACGCCGCTGCTGTCGGTCAACCTGGACGGCAAGCGGGTTGTTTTGGCCGCCGAGGGCGACAAATGGGAACTGTATCAGGTCGAGGGCAGGCTTTACTACAACTTGCAGGTCTTGGCCTTTGGCGGGCGCTTTCGGCTCGGCCACAAGGTGTTTCCGAAATACAACGGGCGGGATTGGAGCCATGATCCGATAGCCGCCATCAAGGGCTTCACCTTTCGTTTCGATAAGGGCTGATTATGCCATGGATTCCGTTACCCATCGTCGGCGGCAGTTATAAAAACGTCGATGAA